ACCAGTTACTGCAAGTAAAGATGCTACAATGAATAAGACTGCCGAAACTCTTTCGAAAAATCCACTTCCAAAGAAAACTCAAAAAGAAGCATATGATATTGTTCTAGATTATCTTCTTTCTGAGGGTCACGCTGATACTCTTTCAGAAGCACATTATGTAATGATGCAAATGGATGCTGAACACATTCGGAATATTGTTATTCAAGAGCGTGCTTGGTGGGATCCTGCCGGTCTTTTTATGACTAAGAATGAAAAAGCAGTAGAAAAAGCAAAATCAACTGCAACTGGTGCTGGTGGATCATATAACCCTAACACTGGTAGAACTTATAATCCAACAGCAAAAGATCAAACAAGAGCAACTGGTGTGATTGCACCAAGAGGTGGTATTGTTGGAACTATGGAACCAGGCAAACCAGAAACTTGGCAGAGATATGCACCAGGTTCTGATGCTTTTAGAAGACAGAACATTGACAGATATATAACTGTTCGTGGTCGTGAGCAGCTGCAAATTGATGATCTTGCAAATCGTGCAATGAAAGATAAAGCAAGAAGAGATGCTGCTGCCGATGCTGCATTTGATAGAAAGTATGGTGTAAATCAACCAGCTGGTGATGAATTTGCAGGTGCTCGCAAAAATACAAGAACCTTTGTACAACCTGGTGCTTCTACACCTGCTACCCCAAGACCTAGCACAAGACCTGCTGCAAAACCAGTTGCTACTACACCAAAACCAAAACCTCAACCACCAACCATTCAGTCTAAGAATGTAACTGCTACTGGAACTTCTTATGAAAGAAGAACTCCAACTTCGGCAGAACTTGCCGCTGCTAAGGCAGCAGGTGGTGGTGAGGCAGGTGTAAAGGCGGCGGTTGATGTTGCTAAATCAAATAAAGTTGCTGCAACGTCACCAACTCCCGACCTCAAACCAGAGGCACCTAAAAAGAGAGAAAGTCTTGCTACTCAGGTGAAAGATCTTCAAACAATGCGAAAAGCAGCAGAAGAAAGAAACAAATAATTCAAAGAGGGTTTCGACCCTCTTTTTTATTACCTAGTAATTGCCTTTTTAACTAATGCAGTACCTTCTACAACTCTTGTTGTAGTTCCATCTGATTTTTTTAAAAGTACATCATAAAAATATTTTCCAGGTTTTATAGAAGAACTTGTTGCAGAACTTAGAGAAATTTTGACTCTTCCGCTTTCTCTGTCATTTCCAAAATCTATTGCAAAATCAGCACTTTTTGTAGAAGACTCATACTTCTTAAGTTGAGCACATCCTTGATATCCAGTTAAATTTAAAGCACTATTAGTTTGACTATCTTCTAAAAGAAAAGTTTGCTCAAAATCTGTTCCGGTATGTATTACAATATTACTAGTATATACTGTCATTTTTCTTTTTAATTATTTATTTTTAGAAACACCCAGTCGAAATTCCTGCTCTAACTAAAACATTTCCCTCTACACCAATTGTTTTACTTCCATTCGGACGGACTAACAAAAGATCATAAACATATCTTCCAGGTTTTATAGTTGTAGTAATTGTACTTGCCATTGATATTTGAACTCTACCTTCCGCAGCACTTGTAATCCCAACAGTAAACGCTTTAAAAGAACTGGTTTCGGGACTTTTTCTCATATAACAACTTGCACCAAAACCAGTGAGATTTACTGGCAGTCCTCCTGACTGTTCGAGTTCAAATATTTCACTAAAATCGTCATTGGTATCTATTACAAGATTTCTTACATATACTGACATTTCTAGTATAAGACTTTATTGAATATTTATCAAGCCCTTGACAAACACTCAAAACATAAGTAGAATCCCTTTGTTCCCGTTGAAGATAAATAATAGCTCATAAAGATTCTATAGTATGAGTTATGAAAACCCTTGGAGATTCAATGGGGAAATTTTTGAGTCTTCTGATATTCAAGATAATTTTGGTTTCGTTTATCATATTCACTGCAATAAAACTGGTCGTAGTTATATTGGTAGAAAATATTTCTGGAGTTTCCGCACACCAAAAGGAAAATCTAGAAAGGTTAAATCAGAGTCAGATTGGAAAAATTATTATGGATCATGTCCCGAACTCAAAGCCGATGTTAAACTTTGGGGCAAAGCATCCTGCAACAGAACAATACTTAGCCTCCATAGAACAAAAGGACAATGCAATTACGAAGAGACAAAACAGCTCTTCCTAAATAATGTGTTGATCGAGTCTCTTGACGATGGAACGCCGGCGTACTACAATAGCAATATTCTAGGACGCTATATGCGAAAAGATTATGGAAACTTTGGAAAAGACTCTTCAGACAACTCATGATTGGGCAGTTGACCGCATTCATACTCTCTGTGAAGAAAATCTCGAGAATGCCCATGCGATTCAATCTGAATTTAGTGAATGGTTGAATCCAGATATTTTAAACCATGATATTTTCTCATTAGAGTTCATAGGAGAGGAAGATGACACTTGACCTTCACAACTTTTTCAAGTTTTACGACGAAAACAATTCAAATCACGTAGCAGCAGTTCAATGGTTAGAGGATAACCTACCTGCTCAATTTCTGGATGATTCAGAGACTGATTGGATTGGAATGTATAGAACTAAACCACCAACTCCGGAAGTTCTTGCAGTTCCATACTTTAATCAAGTAGACAACTACAGAGATGCACATAGAACTTGTAATAGTTCATCGTGTGCTATGTGTCTTGCTTTCCTCAAACCAGGAAGCATTAAAGGTGATGACGAATATGTCAAGAAAGTATTTGCAATTGGTGATACTACCGACCATGCTGTACAGACAAAGGTTCTTGCAGGATACGGTATCAAATCTCATTTTAGTTACAATCTTTCTTTTTCGGATATTGATAAGAGCCTTGATAGAGGAAAACCTGTTGTTATCGGTATTCTTCATAGAGGTTCTTTATCTGCACCTACTGGTGGGCACATGTGTGTTGTAATCGGTAAGACACCAGATGGTAAGGGATATTATATCAACGATCCATATGGTTCTCTAAACGATAACTATACTGGTCCTGTAACGAATGGTAAGAAGACCATTTACACCAAAGCAGTTCTTAAGCACCGTTGGTGTCCAGGAGGAAACGATGGGTGGGGAAGAATCTTCGACTAATTTCAAGAGAAAGATGCTTAAAGTTATTAAGGATCTTACAAATCATGGTAAGCATGTAGAAGCAAATCAATTGTATCAAAAGTATTTCGGAGGATCAAATGGCAAGAATTGACCTACACAACTTCTTCAAGTTTTATGACGAGAAGAATCCTAATCACGTAAAAGCAGTTCAGTGGTTAGAAGATAATCTACCTGTTAAGTTTCTTGAGGATGATGTAGATTGGGCGGACATTTATCGCGGAAAAAAGGGTAATGCGGCACCAGCATCAGCACCATCTGCTGCCGCTTCTGTATCTGGTGGTGACGATATGCCTATGATGGGTCTAAAACTCATTAAAGAGTTTGAAGGATGCCACCTTAAAGCATATCCAGATCCTCTGACTGGTGGACTTCCAATTACAATTGGTTGGGGTTCAACTCGTAAAAAGGATGGTTCGCCATTCCATATGGGCGATACCATTACTCAGGCAGAAGCAGATGAACTACTGATTAGTCAGTGTAAGAATCAGTTTCTTCCTTCATTACGTAAAATCCCACATTGGAATGAAATGTCAGATGGAAAAAGAGGCGCTCTGCTCAGCTTTGCTTATAATCTCGGCGCTGGTTTCTACGGTGGTGATAACTTTAATACTATTACTAAACGCCTGAAGAATAAGGAGTGGGACTTAGTTCCCGATGCTCTTTATCTCTACCGCAATCCTGGTTCAAATGTAGAAGCAGGACTAGCACGTAGAAGAAAGGCAGAAGGTGAAGCATGGAAAAAAGGATAAATAGTTAAAATCAATACTGATTCTTGATCTTAAATGGTCTGAATCTACATACCCCGAGTCCTCTGTGACTTGGTGAATACTTTACTTTTAAACAACTTTAGTTTGTTTCGTTTAGTACACACTGAGTCATAGAGGACTTTTTATGTCTTACGCTAAGAAGGCGCTTGTTTTAGCGTCTGCTCTTTTAATGGGAGCACCAACTGCATTTGCAGATACTATTTCTGGTACAGATTTTGAGTCTGGAAATACCTCAGGATGGAATACTGGAACTCAAACAGGAACACTAGACAGTACAATTACTGGGCAGGGAACTGGTGTTAGTGTTGTCGATAATCCAGTAATCTTCAATGCACCTTCTCATGGAGCAGTAGGAAGTCCAACTCGTCCTGATAATTCTCCTAATCCTTATTATCAACCAGCAGTAACTCCATCTACTTGGGAGTTTGCTCCTTATGGAGATGCTGGAGCTGCATTACAACCAAATGGTCAAGCAACATTTAACCAAGCAACAGAAGCACTTGGATTAACTGCGGCAGAAAACCAAGCAATCAAAGATCTTCTTATACAACAACAGCAGGCATCTGGATTAGGAAATCCAACTCCTACTGATGCTGCTTGGATTACAAAGTCAGTGACTTTGCAAACTGGAACAGTTTATACAATGTCTTGGAACTACATTGGAACTGATTATGTTCCTTTCAATGATGGTTCTATCACATCACTTGTCTATCAAGGAACAGGTTCATCTCCAACAGTAACAGTTAATAACCAACTTCAAAACTACGCACTGCTTGGATTTACTAATCCAGGAACTGGTGATTATTCAACTGGAACTTATGGTTCTACTGGATGGCAGTATTCGACATATCAAGTAGGTGCAGATGGTGATTATCTCTTAGGATTTGCAGTATTCAACCTTGGAGACACTGCATTATCACCAGTTCTTTTAGTTGATAGTCAGCCTGGAACTACAACACAGAACGGTCAAGCATTTACACCTGTTGCTCCAAACAATCCAGATGCACCATCTGTTGATGAAGTAGCACCAACTCCAACCCCAACTCCAGAACCTACACCAGAACCCACTCCAGAACCTACACCAGAACCCACTCCAGAACCTACACCAGAACCTACACCAGAACCTACACCAGAACCAACTCCTGAACCAGAACCTACACCTGAGCCAACTCCAGCACCAGAACCAACTCCTGAACCTACACCTGAACCAACTCCAACTCCAACTCCAGAACCTACACCTGAGCCAACTCCAGCACCAGAACCAACTCCTGAACCTACACCTGAACCAACTCCAACTCCAACTCCAGAACCTACACCTGAGACAACTCCAGCACCAGAACCAACTCCTGAACCAGAACCACCAACATTATTAAACTCTGTAACTGTTCCTGCACCTGGACTTCCTGTTGTTTCCAAAACTGAAATAACTCATAAGGCATCTGAGAAAGATGGAGTTCAAAAGATTAGAAGAAACTTTGAGACTACAACTGAAACTCCTTTATTGAGACAAGATACTTATAGTGATAACACTGTAGTTTATTCTCTACTTCTTGCTGTTGATACAAAGAATACACATGATGTTCTTTCTGGACGCACAGACCAATACGATGTTTTAGACAAGATTGGTGGTGGATTACAAAATCTCTTTATCTATGAACCAACTGAGCCAACT